GCCGCTGGTTTGTTAGGGTTAGGAGTCCAATATAATTCTGCATTGTCATGTGTGCCTTGTCCACTAACAAATACTGAATAATTCTCTGGTTCTAATACTGGATCACCAGAAATATATGAGTATACAGAACTACCATATTGGTTTTTAAATCCACCAAATTCTAATTTAACCGGTGATAATGTGCCTGATCCTGGTACAGTATCATCTAAACCAGTAAGCACAATAGTGGCTTTGTTATCTAGACTAAATCCAGTGGTTGCCGCTGATATTCTTTTTGTAACAACATCTGCACTATACACTTTACTGAATATATTGCCTGATTCACCTAACTGTATACCAACATAATTTCTAGAGGCCATTTGTGAACTACCACTACCTGTTACATTGGTATTTGGAACTAAACCATAACCATCATTGGTCTCTAATTTAACATTTTGTGTACCTACGCCTTTTTTGGCTTCGATTAATTCTATAGTTAAATTGGTACCTTCTATATCACCACTTGCAGTTATGTTACCAACTAAAGGAAAATCACCGCTGTATGTTGGCAAATAACTTTCTACCAACGAATTTGCATAATATAAATTAGTATTACCTTCTGCTAAATCGTCAGTTGTTTTTGTAGTTAACCAAGCATTACTGTTTGCATTACCTCTATCAGTAGTCCAATATAAATTTGTTGATCCTTCTGTTAAGTCATCTGTTGTTTGTCCACTTAACAGTGTGGTGTTGTTAAGACTTATAACACCTGTGCCGCTGTTGTATACTACTGGATCTGTGGAACTTATAGCACCTCTATAATCACTGTCTGTTGGTCCATTATATGTTATAAAGCCATTACCAGCATTGTATGAAATATTACCATCACCACCTGCATTGTAGGCATTGATTAATAATCTACTTTCAAATGCTGTTATACCTTTAAATGTTAAGGCTCCAGTTGCTTGGCTATATGTGATATTACCATAACCACCTGGTAAATTACTTCCAGTAATTCTACTGCGTATTTCTGCGTTTGTTATGCCTCTATATGATATAACACCATCACTGGTTTCACTGCTATCATATGTTATATTACCAAAACCACTTACATTTGCAACTGATATTTTTGTTCTCACAGCCGCATTTGATATAATAGCACCTGCACTAACATTTACGTTAACTGGTGTAGAACCTACTGTGATATTGCTTGTTGATGTGGTTACATTAAAGGTTGCACCGCCACCCTGTTCAGTTACAGTAATATTTGCCGGCGTACTTGTAACTGTAACATTACTTGTTGAAGCCTGTAAAGTTATATTACTCATTGGCTTCTCCTTAAGATGTTAGACTGACAAATCCTGGCTCGGCTTCAATATTTCCTGTAGGTGGTTTACCGGCTCTTGGATCGAATCTTTCTAATATTAGATATCTATGTCTTTGCTTTTGTACTGGTGTATCATCTGTTTCCCATTCAAAAGAAAATACAGTACCCACTACATTTGTTCTTGCATCTGGAGTAACATTACCGGTATATCTGTTTTCTGGTATAGTGAGAGTAATTTGTCCGGACACCGCGGCTGATGTGTTAATGTTTACATTTGCATCTGTAAAAGATCCATAATTGTCAAAGTATCCACTAACAGTAGTATCTGAGAACGAAGGATCTCCGCTTACTCTGTCGTATGCAACACTTGATAACACAATTGATTGCCAATCGGCGCTAAATGAATAACCACTTACATCTATTCCAAAGTCATAAGTGTATTGAATTTGATCACCTGGGAACATTTCTTTGACAAACACATTGTCTGCTCCACCTATGTAATCTTTAAAAGATAAAAGTCTTCCGGCCATATTTACTCTCCTGAGGGATAAAATTTATACACTAAGGTGTATAAAAGTTGTTCTAACTATTTATCGAATTAGTGTTTTTTTGACTGTTATGAAGGCACACTGGGCCACGGAACGTCATTAATATTAGTGTATGCATTAGGATCTATTGCTCTCAATGCCGTTCTGTATGTTTGCCATTCTGTTCTTCTAGCATCACTGATATGTATATCGCCTGTTTGAGTCCAATCACTGCTTTTTAACAAATGATTTCTTTTTTGTCTTATTTGCCAAGGTACTGTGACTAACACTGGTGGTTCTTTGCTTACCAATGTCATTGTTTCTAGATCTATTTTTTGCGTTTTTATATCGATTACTTTGCCTACTTGTGCTTCTGGTATACAACTCATATTGAATTGTGCATTCTGCCCACAATTATGCTCTGCCATTTGGTGTGTACATTTTTTAACTCTGTAGATTTCACCAGTAACTGTATTATAAAATATATGTCTACAATTCATAAATTACCTCAAATCAATATAATCATCGCCTCTTGCGATTCTCTTATCTTGGTTAGTTGTTTGAGCACCTCTTACGCCAACATTAGTTAAATTACTATTAGCAAGATGTGTTATAGCCAATACGTTAGCAACATAGGCTTTTGTAGCACTTGCTGGTGGTCTACCATCAGATACTGCTTGAGCACTGCCTCTAGTGCCACTTATTTCATATTCAAAGTTATCTACTAGACTGGGTGGAGGTGATTGGTCAGAGAATGAATACAGATAACCTGACCCTTGAAATTGTTCTAATATATCACTGTTTGCATTAGGTGTGTATTTTCCTGTAGTACCATCAACATCATATTCTTTGTAGTATACTGTCCTCAAGGCTTTATATGCAATTATACCATCATTTTGACTACCTCCAAAAGGTACCAAGTTATTGGTTGCAGTAAATGTACCTTCATCAATACCACCTAGTGATATAAATTCACTTGGCACAATCACACTACCTGGAGAACCAATTGGAACACTTACAACATCTGAATTTGCCATAGCATAATTAGCCAATGTTTGTTCTTCTTGTAAACCTGCTTGTACTTGTCCTACACTTGCTCTACTTGTACCGCCACCATAACTTACTGGTATACTTGGTATACTTACTGGTGTTGTTTTATTACCACCTGGTCCATTAAACCAAATATCTAAATCAAATTCATAATCTGGTATAATAGGTAAGGTTGGATTGGTTGGATCTATAACCGGTGGTTCTGGAACTGGTATTGGTATTGTAACATTGCCTCCTGGAGGGAACGTTGCATTGCCATCTGGTGGTACATGATCTACACATATATGTCCAAAGTCTACATTTGCTGGCAGTGTACCTGCAATTTTTTGATTGTATAAATTTGTACATATAGTTGTTATGTCTGGTATTTCTGGTATAGTAATTGGTACGTTTATAATTGGTCCACCTGGTGGTGTAAACGGTGGATACACAATGTCATCGATATCACCAATGTTGATGTTACCAATAATGTTACCTGTTGGAGGATCAACAATGTTTGCATTTCCGCCTAATGGATCATCAATAATTGTTACATTACCATTAACAATGTTTGCAATGTTACCAATATCAATGTTGCCCCATATGCCTGTCCACCATCCTGGTATACCACTAACGCCTACTTCGCCTTTGCTTTGTACAGTAGTGTGATCATATACATCATCACTGTATTCTAACAACAATATTTTTGCAGTTAGCATACTTTCTGGTGTTTCTTGTTCTACTACACGCATAACACGGAATAACTTTTCATTAAATCCGTATGTGCTTTGTGTTACTTTAACAACATCACCTACATCTACTTGTATTGCACTATAATCTGCATCAAATTCTAATACTGTGCTTGTTCTACTCTGACGCAAATCAATGTTTGCTAAGTTATGAACCCTTGAATTGTCATTAACTAGATCATATCTTGCGTCTATTTTGTTATCCGGTTCATTTGGATTTCTATCACCTGCGGCAGTGTTAATAATAACCACATCTGTTTGATCTTTTTGTACCAAGTTAGGGTATTCTGCTTCTATACTGTTATAGTATGAATATAATTCTGGTGATGTAATTGTTATTGAACTAACAATATTATCATCATTAAACACAAATGCTGAACTTTTTTCACTTGCTGTTGCGGCTCTGTTTGGCACAACTGCAAATTTACCCTGTTTAGGATTGTATGTAAAGAACGTACTACAACTTTGACACAATATATCGATGTTATCTTTAACACTTTGATATGTTGACAACATTCCGTCTATTTGCCATCTATCATGTGTAGCAGGTGCACCTAGTGATGTTGTGTATGCTACTTGTTCTGTAGAATAATCATATAAATCATCAAAAGTAGCAGTGTCTAAATCACTGGCAGTTAAGCCTGCACCATATCTGCTATTTTGCAAATAGTCTAATAACACATTACTAGGTTCGTTTAGACTGTTTTGTATATCAAATTGTACTTGATCTAATCCTACTAGGTTTTCTTCTGGATCATAGTCAACTTGGAAAATAGCATATACCAAATCATCATAATTTGTACTACCAGTAATTGTGTTTAACATAGTAGTAGCCGCTACTGGTGTTACACCTACGCCTGTTGGGAATATTTGATTACTTGATGCAGTACCACCTGCATATACTCTACAACGCATTTTGCCTTGCACTTTGTTACTTGCTGTTGCATTGGTGTCTGTAACACTTTGTACTATGTGAGCACTTGCACCTGAACCAAAGTTAAGTGTTTGGTCACCTCTGTATATCTTTTGAATAGTAAAAGCACCACCATCTGTTTCTTCACTGATCAACAACACATAAGTCATTGTGTCGTTTTGATTTGAGATACCTGCATCTACTATAAGTCCACCTGCAATACATCTACCATACATAACTGGTACTTTGTTGTCTGTTGCTGGTGGTAATTGTATTTTAACACCTGGATCTTTGCTTTGCTGTAATGCTGGTGGTTTGAATACACCTAATACTTTAGCAGTTCCAACTGCTAATCCACCTGCAATAATACTTGTGGCAAGTCCTGCCCATGTAAGTGAACCGATAATAGTTGCAGTACTGACACCTATTGCTGTAACGATTGCACTTGCTATTGCTGTAAATACTGCCATCTACACATCTCCATATACATAATTTGTTTCTACTTTGTTCCAGCCACGTTTTTCTAAGTCAAAGTCCGGTGAAATACTCATATTTGTGAGAGTAAATCCATGCACCATGTTCTTTTCTACCATCTTTTTACCACATTCTATGTATTTTTGTAACAATCTGTAACCCATTGACGTGTGTCTATACTCTGGTTCTACCCACCATGCTAATTCTTTTAGTGTTTTTACATGTGGTAACCATGGATCACTTACTGTTGTTGCAATCAACATACCTTGTATTTGGTCCGGTTGGGGCGTTTGGTTAGATTGGGGTTGTGCAACCAATATGCATCCTTGTGTTAAGAAAGATGTTAATAAATTTCTCACATAATGATCATTGTACATTGGATTGTGATGTGGCGCCCACGGAGAGTGATTAGCAAAATTAATCATCAACTCCATAATCCTATCAAAATCTTGTAATGTTGCACTTCTAATCATATTATCTCAACTGTTGGTTTCTACCACCACCGCCTCCACGGCCTCCACCACCGCCTCCACGGCCTCCACCACCGCCACCGCCACCGCCGTAGCCGGTGCCGCCTGTGTATTCTCTACCAAAGTCAAAGTTAACATTGTGTAACTTTTGTACTCTGTCGAATGTGCCGTCTCCAGGATAAAATTTATTTCTATCTACACTATTAGTTCTTTGTCCACTTATTCTATTTTCTAATATTGTATTGATACTTGCTGTTGTAACAGTTACTCTGTTTGTGATTTGACTTTCTATTAGGTCTTCATCTTCTTCTAATGCATAGTTAGTAATCACACCTTTATAACGTTGATACACTGAACTAACAGAATAATCATCATTTAAGAATGCTCTATATATGGTTACATTTCCACCTTTTACTTGTGTGGTTAAAACCAAATTAACATAATTTTGATTGCTGGGTATACCTGCTAATGCAATTTGTACGTCACCGTTTGTGGTTTTTAAATCTTCTGTGAAATCACCTACTTGTAACAATGCACCTAGTTCAGTATATGTATTTGTGTTGTAAGTGATCTTTTTATAAGCATTTGAAATATAGTACGTTGTGCCGTCAAGAGTTAAATCAATTAACAATGCATGTTTGATATTGTTTCCTTGTACTTCTGTTATGGTTGTTGCCATTAACCGTCCTCTTTTCTTACAACTTCAATAAGTTCAAAATCTCTGCTAAATGCTATTCTATCATGTGGTATGACACTGTATGACGGTTTTTGTATCAACTTTACATTAAAGTCTACGTCAACACCTACTTTGAGGCTTTTGCCACTAAATGAATAACTGTCTTGATTTATTACAGGTCTGTGTACAGGCACAGTAACATTGGATCCAGTTGTATGATTTACTTGTGCTGTTACTATGTAAGGATAACGATAACCACTACCTGGTTGTATAAAGTCACCTTTTTTGAACAGTATGTTTCCTGAGCCTGCACTGGTGCAATTTAAATAAATGTTTGCACCGCCATTACCTGTAGCGGCGTTTACAGTAACACTGCCTATACCACTACTATCACCCTGATAACCTGTTATATAATTCAAACCACTGTTTGTACTACCTATATCAATGTTTTCTTCTACAGTTAAATCTAACACATCGATATCTGCTAATAAATCTCTGTTTTCACTATATGTTAAACCTTCATGCATACCTACTGTGAACTTGAATGGTACAGCACTGGCTAGTTCTGCAGTAAGCAATCTACCACTACGTGAAATGCTTTGTGCTGTTGTTTTCTTATGTTCAAAGTTAATATAAGTTGCGTTGTCTATAATTGTTTGTATACCCATTATCCTGGAACCCTCCTAGCACCTGCTTGTGTTACGTTAAACAAGAATTCTGGATCTTGTGCAACTAACTGTTTAAATGAACGTGCATCTACGGCATTGATGTTGTATGTTACTGCTGTTGCGGCACCCATACCTCCACTGCCTCTCAATTGATCATTAGGCACAACTGTACCTGTTTGTCCTGGCACAAACAATTCTGGTCCTTCTTCACCAACAATGTATGGTTGTCCACCTTTTGCTGTACCACCTTTTGCAAGTCCAAATATACCCATAATAGGTGCAGTAATGAACTTCTGTACTAGTGCTTTTGCAAGTACTTGTTTTATGTGATCACCTAAAGCACTAAAGTCTGCTTTACCTTGTACAATAGCATTTGCTAATGAATCTTCGAACATGCCTACTGCTTTCACAAAACCATCTTCTAATGTTTTCATTGCATCACCAACACCAGCGGCTTTTAACTTTTCACTAATTCTATCGAAGAAGTCCATAACACCATCTTTTATACCGCCAAAGATTAAATCCATTGCGGCTTTTATTTTTTCCATAAACGTTGCATTTTCGCTGTCAACAACATCATAGAATTTTGTTACACGATTTTGATCAAACACCATGTCAAGGAATTTGGCAAATGTCATACCCATCTTTTCACCCTTGACGACTGTTTCTTCTATTTTTTCATTTACTTCTTCTACTGGTGTTATAAGTGTTTCTAATTTTTCTATAAGATCACTAAAGTCTGGTAAATCACCAAACAATGATTGTTCTCTGCCTTGGAATTGTTTTAGTAGTTCTGCTCTTCTTTTGATTAATACTTCTATATCTGCTAATGCTTTGTTTCTATCACTTTGTGAACCACTAAATATTTTATTGAATTCTGCCGCAAAGTTCCTATAAGTATCTTGTGCGTCTTCTCCAAATCCAACAAGATCCATTAAACCAGTAATAAAATTAGTACCAATTGATTCTCTTTCTAATATTGCTTTTATTTGTTCATCTAATTCTTTGAACTCTTTAGATGCTTCTCTGGCTCCTTCGCCCAATCCTATGAACGGATCATCCATCATGTCTCTGACTAACGCCATGAAACCACGTCCAACCACTGTGAATATTTGTGCTAATCTTTCTAACACTTCTATGAATGTAATCATGACACCAACTACTTGGTTCTTAATGGTTTTTGCCAATTGATCAAAACCACCGGCTGCTTCTGCGGCATCTTTTATATTGATTGCTAGTCCAGTTGAGAACTCCATCAATGCAGGGGCTAATTCTGCAATAACTCTTTTAACTTGACTGTCTAATGTTCTATATAATAAATTTAATGAATCATTGAATTCTTCTACACCAGCAATGGCTTCTCTGTCTAACACTAAGCCAAATGCTTCTGCTTCATCGAATAATTCTCTTAGACCCTCACTACCATTTGCTAATGTTTTAACAAGTTCAGCACCTTCTGAGTCGAAAGCCTTAAACGCAAGTGCTAGTCTTTGTGACTGGTCTTCTACATCTACAAGTGCATCTGCAAATTCCAATAGCACTGCTTCTGCATTTTTGCTTCTACCTGCTGAACTTTCTACATCAATACCTAAACGTCTAAGTGCTGGTAATAATTCACCAGTGCCTCTTTTGGCTTCACCTAATCTACGTGAGAATCTTCGCAAGGCAACATCTGCCTGATCCGTACTGACGCCGGCTTGTTCTGCCGCAAATCTAAATTTCTGTAACGTATCGACATTAACACCAATAACATCGGATACTTTGCCTAGCCTATCGATTAATGCTACTTGCCTTAAGGTAAATGCGGCTACAACACCTGCAAAGGCAGTAAATGCAATAGTAACATTTTTAATTGCACCGGCAAAAAAGCCTAACGACTTAGTTGCTACTCCTATGCCTTTTGTAAATGTTTTTGTACCTACTGTTAGTACTGCTTTAATTGGTATTGCCATTATGGTTTCCTCGTTACTCTTTTCATTTGATCTTCTATATAATCTAATGTCGGATCTACTATACCTTTAGGTGCTTGTGTACTATATCCACCTCTGGTTTTTCCTGTACCTGCTTTCGGAGGATTTGGATATTCTCCTCTGTCTATAACACCTGAATATGGATAATCACCAGTGATCTTAAATCCATTTATTTTTTTAGTTAATTTTGTTTTACGTCTAGCATTGCCTTTATCTATAGGAGTATTCTTTTTGAACTCTGCGAGAGCTAATGTAGGTAATTTGTTTTTGATAAAACGTTGTAACTTTTTGATCTTCTTTCGAAAAAGTCGATCATTTACTTTCATTCCCATTTTTTCTCTCTTTAAAATCTTGATACATTTGCTCTATACTATTTTGACTATATGTATCAGCAACACTTTCGCCTTTTGCTTTCTTCTCTTCTCTTACTTTGATTAAATTTGAATTGTAAAATATAATCATATCGTAAGTAGTAGCTCTTTGCATAACTTCTGTTGGTAATAAACCATATCTTTGAGCCATGCCATCAATTGTTAGTAACAATTGACTTTCTCTGGAATCATATACAGGTGTTTCTGTTACTTTCCCAGGCTTTCAGTAACCTTATATATGGCCGCACTCATTACATCCATAGGTAGCACATTACCTTCACTCATTACTGGATATCCATCATCATCTAGGATTAAATCTTTTATAAGTGAATACATTTCGCCTGCATCATCTGATTTGACACTGGCTAATTTTGTATATGTTTCTATTGGAAGTCTGTCGTGGACATAAAATGATAATGAATCGCCATATTTTTTGACAATATCTTCATTATCAATAATTATTTCTGTAAGTTGAGGTTTACTTGCTAAATCTTTTAATTTCATATCTACATATCCTTTTCTAATCTATCTTTTATATTGTGGATAGCACTTAAACAAAATGATATCCTTTTAGATGCTTTTTCAACATCTGCTTTGGCACAGCGGAGTTCATTCTGACTCTTCGCTATCTCCATCTCCATCGATTTCAGTATCTCCTGAATCGAATGATTGTTCCATATCTGCATAACTATTTACCTTGTTTTTCTTTTTTGGTTTTGATTTGCCTGGTAATTCTACACCGTGTGCTTTTGCATATTCATCTAGATCATGTTCTACACCATCTACCACAATAACACGTTCTGGTTTAGTCCAATTACCTTCGCTATCGAAATTTCTTAACCATTTATGTTTCATATCTGCTCCTATAGTATAACACCCCTCCTAAGAGAGGTGTTACATAGTCATTTAGTTCACTAAATTACACTGTTGACTTAGTTAAGTCTCCGTTGACTGTAATTTCTAACGGTGAAATCCAGACTGCTTGGTCGATTGAAGCACTTGGGGCTAAACCACCAATAAAGCCTTTACCTGTTAGATAATAATCACCTGAATCGGCACCTTCAAAAGCAACACTGAAGAATATTTCATTTTTGCTGTTTGAAGTTGTCCAAAGTCCATCATTTGCAACACTGTTAGTTGCGTTTGATAAACCAAAGAACACATCATCATCTACCAACATACTACCTGATACGCCGTTTTCAACAACTGTAGTAAAAGCACTTGAGGCTGTACTATCTAGAGTTGAATATCTAACTGTACCTGGAGAAGTTGTTAAAGTAAGGTCTTGCATCAAAGGCACTTCCAAAGAACCTGCGGCTCCTGGAATTGCTAATGCACTTGTATTACCTAGCACTAGGATCGCTTGTGAACCTGCTGTGACATTAATTACTCCTGCCATTGTTTTCTCCTTTAAACATTAGTAAAATTATACTCGAAAGTATATGTTATATAATCATCCTCAATTTCAGTCTCATAAGTTGCCTCATTTAACTGAGTATTTGTTACAACACTTTTAGCATTGAGGATGCCTGTTATAACATTATCTATATCACTAGGTTGATTTTTAGCATCGACAGTAACATACGCATTCACAACTGTGTCTGTTTGAAACACTTCACCTTGGTCAAGTGTTCTATACAGTTGTGTTTTTGTATCGTTCTGTTCGTCAATATAAACGGTTTTGAAGTTCTTTTGATACAGTGGTTGCCCACTTGCATCATAAGGTAAATCACTAACCACGTTGAATTCAGTATAACTGGTCAAGTTAGTTGTGATCTGAGTGATTAAATCGTCTCTGATCATTATCTAACCTTAGTCAACGTTACACGTTTGCGATTTCTTCTTAATGGTCTGTAACTGAATGCTTTTTCACTGTCTTCTACAGTACCATCTCCGTCTGCATCATACCAATCAGCCATATCTAATAGTTCATTGAATATATCATTGAACTTGCCTTCATAGTATGTGATCTTTTGCCTTTCGGCATTTTCTTCTATACTAAAGTCAGCAATTAGTGGTAACAAGTATTCTTTAAAACAATAGTATACACACATGTCTGTAAAATCTTGTTTCCTGGTTTTAATCTTATTAGGATTAAAATCCGGTACTAGTGCAGGATTGCTAACACTAGTACCAGTATAGGCCAAATAGGCTCTCCACCATGTAGAGGCCTTAATTTTGGTATTGATACGGTCGGTTGACTTAGTAAGCAAGTCTTCAATAAAGTCCGTTTTGTCAGTGAAACCACTTTCTGCTGGGACTAGTATCTCGTTGCTTTCTAAAAGTCGTTGGTCTTTTTGTAGTACGTCAGTATACTCTGCGTAACTAGTTACTTGTCCACCTACCGTTATAAATGCCATTATCGCTCCTTAAGATGCGTCAGGTAAGTTATTGCTTCTGAAGAACAAGCAACCTGCCGCTTGTCCAATTAGACCTTGTAGCAATGCTCTGTTACCAACATCAGATAGTGATCCGATTGTTGATCCACCTGCTAGTGCGATCTGTTCGTTGATAGCAAATTCAAATGCTGGTGAAATAACACCTGCATAGAAACCGCCATCCATTGTAGGTGCGTTTTGTGTTCTTAAGTTAGAAACACCTTTTGCGATTGCAACTAAGTTAGCCGCCGCATTACCTACACCTTTTCTTGATGTAATTTTTTGACCAAAGCCAGCTCTTAATGTAGCAAAACCGTTTCTCACAGTACCACGCATTTCGTGTACGTCTGTGTCTGGGTTGTACCACATCTTGACCACAGGTTCTCTTTTGGCTGCATAGGCCATTGCATCTGGTGAGAAAACGAAGTTAGTATCGAAAGCCGCGTTAGATCCGCCTTCACCTGTATCAGTGTGAGTTGTAAAGCCTGCTTTAGCAACGCCAAAACCAGCAACGTCTGTTGCTTGTGCTAAACCACCTGATAGTCTAGTTAAGACTGCATTTCTAACTACGTCGATACCGCCGTCTTCTAATGCTTCTTCTGAAACATCTGTTGCAATACCTCTTTTGCCAACTGTGATGTTAGCCGCTAATGGGACTAAGTTACTTTGTGAATCTGCTGTACCTACGATTGAAGCACCTTCTGTCACTGTAACTGCGTCACTATATGTGTTAGTTAATGGAATTCTTAGTGTATCACCACTTTGTCCACTAATAACATATGAATTCAGGATCAACTGCTGATTAGGAAGTAAGACTGCGTCCATGAAATATGGAATTAAGTCCGCATTAATATCAGAATACAGTTGCTGAATTGAACTACTTGATGTACCTGCCATTGTATTCTCCTGTTATATTATGACAATTTTAATATTTTATTCGACCACGAGCTTTTTCCATTTGTTTCTTAACCATTGCATCGGTTATATCACTCCTGGATACTCCTGGTTGATACTGACGTATCTGTAAATACGCCGCTCTGTATTCAGCATCGCTAGTAACTCTGTTTTCATCCATAGGCTTTGCAGTCTTAGATGAAACATCGGTAGTTGTTTCGCCATACTGTACATCAACACCTTTTTTGCCGAATTGAAGACCTAATTGTTTACCTACAACTTCGACTGCTTTAGCATAGTCTGGTGTTTCACCATCCGTTGTTAAGAAATTGTCGCCTTGTCTAATAGCAAAAGTATCACCTTCTACTGCCAACATGCCGTCTGCTTTCATTAACTTAACTACAGCATTCTTTTGATCAGCGTTCCAATTGCTTGGCATTGCTGATTGCAAGTTACTCATATGGTCTTTCAACAACAAATCTGTTTTGAGACTGTTTACTTGTGCTTTTAGTTCTTCTACAGTTGCTTCTCTTTTCTTAACAGCATCTCTTAACGATTCAACATTAAGACCTGCTTCTGGAGTAGTCTCTTGTAGTGTTTGAACTACACTTTTAACATTTTCAATGCTATCCACATTAAGTTCACTTAGAAAGCGACCTTCTGCTTCTTTTTTAGCATTTGCGGCAATCTTGTTTGTGTCATCACGTGTATAAACACGAACGCCATCAACAAATAATTTACCGTCTCTGGTCTCAACACTTGGTGTTGTAATATTATCAGATTTTGTATCTGTGACAATATTGTCAACAGGTTTTGCGGAATCTGTTACCGTTTCAGTGTTATCGGACTGAACTGCCGTGTTTTCTTGGATTGTGTCTTCCATTTTTTTCTCCTTTAATCGCAGAAGTATGCGTAATTTTTGTGCAACTTCTTATGTTACACCCTACCAGCCTTATAGGCTGTTTTGTGAATATGTTCCTTCGATCAATTGATTTAATCTATCTTTGATCTTTTCTCTTAAATCTTCTTTAAAGTTGCCTTCTTCAGCATCACTACCTGTTTTCATTTCCATAACAAGTTCGTATTCTTCATGTGTTGCAAAAGGCATGTAAACCACAGTTCCATCTTCTTGTTCATGACTGTGACTACCTGACCCGCCCAATTCCGTTGCACGAGCCTCTGCTTGTTCTTGTGTTGGATATTCTTCTACTGTATATTCTACGTCTGCACCAAACACTGCTTGATAACGTGTGTATGCATCAATAAGCATATCCATTTCTTTTAATTCATTTTCTAAGCCTCTTTGTGAATACAATCTGTTGTAACTGATTGTTAAATCATCTGGCATAGGTAATCCCATCCAGTCAAACCACATTGGCCACAACTGATTTGCTTCTACGTTTTCTAGGCTTGTTGCTTTCTTTCTGATAAACGCTTCTAATTTACTGTCGTAATACTCTATTTGAACACCGCTTCTACTTGCTTTAATCAGTTCATCACTTCTAATCATTGCAACTTGGTTCATTTTTTCTATGTTCATATCCACCATGCTTTTTAGTTCTTTGTAACTGTCCATGCTTGGTGCTTCAAATTTGAACACATAATTAGGTTCGCCCGCAAGTCCAGCCGGTACACTAATTACCGATCCGGGCTCCGCCGATACAGAAAAGTCATTTTGTTGCAATGTTGATTCGTCACATACTGTAACTGGGTGGGCGCCATATGACTGTATTGCATACAAGTCTCCATATAAGGAGTAATTGGCTCTCTGTAACTGAGCGATATCAAAGATAGGTGTATGTCCTACACCATTATATATTTTAGTACTTTGATACACGGGTCTTACAGGAATGTACCCTAACTCATTAGGTTGGGAAATCTTGTAAAGACCTTCTCCGTCTTCTCCTTCCATGAATTCTGCACCCTCTGGTACTTCAAAGTCTGCATCATCATCGTAAGGAACAAATATTGTATCTATTGTGTCTTTGGTAAAGTATTGGAATATTTCTACTTCTGGTTCTGTTGCTATTCTAACTACCAATTTGTTTAATTCTAATTTACCATCTATTGTGTAACCATAACTCCAGTTAGTAACATCTAACGGTGAATGCATTTTCCATACAGGAATATCACTGCCTGCAGGCTTGATGCAACTTACCCACACTATACCATATATTGTAGTATATGTGTCTACCATACTCATGAATTCATTTAATGAATTACCTTCACCATCGCAATTCTTTTCAAATTCTTCTACTTCTGGTGTTTCTGGTAGTTCTCTTACAGGTGGTGTTCTAAATAATATTGCGTTGTATTCGCTTACATACAATCTTGTGTAAGGTAACACAGGAACATTCTGTAATTTTTCTGTATAAAAGTTGCTGGCATATTGCGTGCCGTGATCTGCTTCTGATTTAGTGTTAACTGGTTGTACACTGGTTCTATAAACAGCGGTTTGATTGCCACTGTCGTCTATATCATATGTATTGATTATATCACTTGGTGTTGAATAATCAATTTCATATGCTTTAAGATAATTACCGTTGCGGTATTCTACGCCGCCATAATAGCTCTTTACTGCTAATTTCCAATCATCTTGATAACGTTGGTAAAGATCGTGGGATCCGACCACGAAATCGAAATAACTTAAGGACTTAGCCATTTAGTCTCCTATGGGGGTTGTAAACATATATGCACTACTATTTATATCTTTTTGCAAATATATTTCAAAAAGTGGTTGACAATACACAAAAAGGTGCTAATATAATAGTATGATTTATAGTTATAAGTCATTTACTTGTTTTTACGAGTAATTTTAATAAATTTAACCGCTCTTTTTAGGGCTAGGAGACTAAGATGAAAGAATCTTTAATCGATGCGTTACTAACGCGACCCAATACCGTACCTAGAGACCTACAGCAATATGTAGGTATTTCATACGGTGCAAAACCAACTATCGAAGAATTATCTATATCAGATATTGATTTAG